CGTGGCGACGACGCACGGCAGTACCACGGCGGTGATGGTCGCGTTTGGCGAGAGCAATACGGTGCTGGCCTCGGACGGAGCTTCCACCAACCCGACATTCAGGACGGTGGGGCAACTCGGCGCGCTTGTTGCCGCCAATAATCTATCCGACCTGGCCAACGCGGCGACAGCGCGCGGGAACCTTGGGCTGACCGACAGCGTGGCCACGAACAAGATGGGGGAACTGCACCGCGTGTTTGTGGATGCCATCGGGGACACCAACGCGGTGGACATGACCAACGCGGCGAGTGTGAGCGTACCAACACCCACAGCGGGCAGTCATGCGGCGACGAAGGAGTATGTGGATACGGCTGGATCCGCGTCCGTCACGAACGCGATCGACAAGGGGCTGGCCAATGGCGGGTCGCTGCTGACGGGCCTGAACACCATCGACATCGTGGGGCAGGGCGGGACCCTGGTGAGTAATCAGGCGGCAGGGCCAACGGGTAGGTGGTATTTTACGTGCACCGCCAGTCCCTATGCCGAAGCTGCAACGGGCAGCATTGCGCCGACGGGCGGCTACAACTCTGCAACCGGTTACTATGCAACCGTGACAGGAGGCAAGGGCGCTGGTGCGCTAGGGCCGTACTCAGTTTCGAGCGGTGGTATCACCAATAGGGTCGATGGCGAGTCTAGTGGCGCGTTTGCCGGAGTTGATCTAACAGTCGTTCCCCCTCGCTCGGTCGCGCTCGGCGGAAACAATATCTCCCTCGAAGGGACAGCATCGACCTCACCTAATTCCGGCGCTCTCGGCGGAGAGAACAACCGCATGACGAGTGACGCAGGAAACACGTACCAAAGCCTCATGCTTGGAGGGCAGGAGCAGCTATTTCAAGGTGGCAACAACTCATTTCTCATCGGTGGCGCGTACTTAAAACTCACTGGTGGAGGCGACCAGAAAGGGATTCTTGGGGGCATCGGCAGCGAAATCCGTGGAAATGCTACAGCTAACGCAGTTGTAATTGGAGGGTATTACTGCCGGATTGATGGCTACTACTCGGCAGAACACTCGATCAGTTTGGGTGGTGTCGAAAATCTGACGGGGGGCAGCAATCCTGATTTCGGTGCTGCGGGGGTGATCTTGGCCGGATACCAGAATCGTCAGGGTGGTCGGCAGTCTATTGTCGGAGGTTATCAGTGCGCGGTTACGAATGGGGCAATCGCTTCCGTCGCGCTAGGTCACAAAGCTGAGACGGACCACAACTCGGTGTTCATCTGGTCAGACAATCAAGGTACGGCCTTCCACTCTACAGGCACTAACCAGTTCCTCATCCGCGCTTCCGGTGGCGTCGGCATCAACACGGCAACGCCTGAGCCCGGCGGCATGACGGTTTCAGACCCCGCGCAAACTGGAAGCATCTCACTGACCTCAACCGGACTCTTCGCACGTGGCACAGCGACGTGGTGGGATGATGTCATCATGCCGCTGGATTCTGCTGGTGGTGGGTCAGCCTCCATTGAAAACTGGCGAACACCGATCAAGGCGTTGCGTTACGCGGGCAATGCAGAACAGGACAGCTTCTTCTCCCTTCAGGCTCCGCACGGGATCGTCTCCACTGGCGAGGTGCGTGTTCATATCCACGTGTCGATGGATGGCACGGACGCTGACCCGGTTACTGGCCGCGTCGTCTGGGCAGTCGGCAAAATCAACGGTGGGTTCTCGCTTCCCGTCACAAATGGCTGGACAGCTACACCTACCGGCACAGCTTTTGTTCACCAAATCATCAGCCTGTTCACGGTGACGAATCGGGTTGGGCCTAGCGATTTGGTCGTTGGCGAGTTTGTGCGCGAGAACAACGCGAATGACGACAACATGTTCGGTCACTCGATGGACGCGCACATCGAGCGTTGGTCGTTGGGAAGTGATAACGAGTTACCGTAGGAGCACACATGAAGAAATTACTCGCAGCACTAGCAGTCCTCGTCCTGACCAGCAGCGCGGCACTCGCGCTCATAGTCACAAACGAAACAAAGATCAAGAACGCGAAACTCGACCAGATGAACGCTGGACTTGCCGTGGCGTGGCCCGCGTCCACGAACATCGCGAACAACCGCGCCCGCTGGCAGGCGTACTTCGACATCGTTACATCAAATGAAGCGCATCGCATCTATCGCGACCAGCTTCAGCGGGAACGGAATGCGATCATCGCGGCAGCGGTAACGAGCGTGGTCGAGGACGTGACCGGACCTGTTGGAGATTGATGATCGCTACCGCCACAGGCATGAAGATAGTGACCGGCACGGCACTGGCTACGCTGGCTGTTACGTACACGCCTGTGCTGGCCCAGATCATTCCTGATGCCAGCCAGTTAACGGCCCTCTCTACGTGGGAGGGCGACGTTGTTGCTGGGGCCATAGCCGGTTTCGCTCTCTGGATGAACTATCGGCTCTCGATCTCCCTGACAACGGATCGCGCCAAAGAGGTCGAGCGTATCGTGACGCAGTTTGCGTCAAGCGTGGAGCGGTTTGTGACGAACAACGAGCACACTCAACGCCAGCAGGCACACGGCAGCGAGTTGCTGCAAGTTTTGGTAGACATCATTCGCTCGCGCCCGTGCCTCATCCATCGCGGAGGGGCGCAGGATGAAAAGTTAGAGCAGGCCATCCTCAAGGTGAAATCCGCGATGGACACGGACAAGGGCGAGCAATGAAACGGGTCATCATCTACCATAAACAGACTAAGGAAGTGCTGGGCCAATGGCTGTGGGAGGAACTGTCTCCGGAGCTGCAGGCTGAAGCGCTGAAGGCTACAACTTCCACGCGCGGTTGGGAGAAGAAGCTCAATTGCGATACGCTTATCGTGGAAGTGGAAGATGTTCCAGAACCAACACCCGTATCTGGGCCTGTACCGGAACAGACATGGACGGCTCCACTTAGTCGCCAGATGTGCTTCTTCGACTACCCGGCCTACTTCGGGCTTCTCATGCCTCGGGTACATGTGATGCCCTGGCTCGGGATTATCCGCGAAGCAGGCCTCACGGGACCGGAGATCGAACTGGCTGGCCCGGATGTGGTCGACGAGTACATCAACCGTCACCCAACGCCGAACTACGATTTCGAGAGCTGGTACGACCACGCCGAAGACGAGATGGCCTTCATCATGCCGATCGTTCGATCACTCGGGCTGGTCGTTAATCTGAAGTTCACGCAGTCGAACTGGAGCCAGGTACAGAAGAGAACCCCGAAATGGTGGAGCTCGCGCGCGAAACGCTTCGCGGTCCGCATCGGGCCGGAGAACATTATTTGCCTCGCAGTGAACGAAACGGATCCCCGGGTGAACGAGTCGTACCGCTACGCGATCGAGGAGGGGCTCCTGGCCGGCGGCTTCCAGAAGTGGCAACTTGTCTCGTGGAATACGAAGCGCGATCTTGGATTTGTCGAAAACCACCCCCGGACGATGGACCACATCCAAGGGAGCGACCACCGGCGCCTGCAGATCCCCGACAACGGCGACATGATCTATACCCTGTTCGGTAAGAACTGGCGCCAGGGCGGGACCCCAAACTCTGCCAACATTTCCAAGTACATCCAGCGCTGCAAAGCGGCCGGAACCTCCACAGGTATCTACTCGTTTAGTCGGGATCCATCTATTCCAGCTTTGACCGCAACACGAAGCGCATGGGGTACGTGATGAGAATGAGCTTTTGCTATACCGCCGACGTGAGCGGCTACGCGGGGCGCTCGATCCAGGCGGCGACCAATGGCCGGTTTAACCATGCCCTGATCCGCATCGAGGACGATGACGGCGAGGTTTTCTACTTTGAATCGTCCTGGAAGCGTAACCCGAACGGGAGCGACGGAGTGCGCGGGCCGATTCCCTATGCGAACCTTCTGGAGTGGGCTTCCAAGCCGGGGCACGTCCTCCATGAGCAAGACTGGCTGCCGCTGACCAAGCCGGAGATCGAGGCGGCGCTGCGGACGCTGAACTGGGCGGCGCGCAATATCGGGTACGCGAAGATTCAGTTGATGGGGAATCTCCTGCAGCAGCACAAGATCATTATTCGCCTAGGGGCCTCGGCATCGGATGATCGCTGGACCTGCTCGGAAACCTGCGCCCGGGTGCTGCCCATTGAGATTGCCGCGCGCTATCTCAAGCTGGGGGAAATCCTTTACGACCATGTGGTGCCGTCTTCCACGCGCCCCCTGGGCGGGCTCTATGAGGCGATGGAGAAGTATCTGGCGGACGTGGCGAGAAAGCGCGGGGCGCAATGAGCCGATACCGCACCTACGGGGCGAAGGATGAGGCGCCGGCGCCGGAGGGCGACCTGCAGTTTGTGGGCGTGGATGAGCGCCGGGACCCGCGGACGTTGCCGGCCGGACTGGCGGCGCGGGCGATCAACAAGGACTTCCGGAAGGGCGTGGCGGAAACCCGCGGTGGCTTCCAGACGGTGGCCTGGGGCGCGGACAAGGGGGTGGACTTCCCGATCGACTTCCTAGAGGACCACGATTTCCTGACGCTTTTCACGGAGAGCGAGCGCAGCTTTACGGCGACGAGTTTCCGGATCTATAACGGGCGGACGCTGCAACTGCGGTGCGCCGCGCCGGCGGGATGGCACGCGATCTGGCTGCACACGCTGGGGGCGTACACGGTGCTGGCGATCGACCAGAACGCGATGGCGGACTCCGACTGGGAGTATGACGACTACACGGAGAGCGAAGCGAATTTCAGGCTCTGGGGGGATACGACGTTTCAACTGCGCAATGTGGACACGGGGCTCTGGCACACGGTCTACATCGACGACGTGGCGGGGATCCCGACGCTGGTGGTGGAGCAGACGGGTATGCCGGACACGCCCGTGTTTACGCCGGCGGTGAATCCGAACTTTCTCGTGCGCGGGGACACGACGCTGCAGCTACGGAACGCGACGACGCAGGACTGGCACACAATCTGGATCGAGCGGGTGCTGGGGATTGCGGCGCTGGCGATCGACCCGAGCGGCATGGAGGAAGAGGGATTCGACTTTGCCGACCCGACGGGGCTTGGCGAGGTGTTTGGCACGTGCGTCTTCAGCGATCCCTACGGCATTGAGGGGGTCCTGATTGCGGTGCGCACGGGGGTTGTCCGGCTGATTCCGAACGCGCCGCCGTCCTGGATTCGCCTGCCCGGGCAGGAGCCGATCGAGGAGCCGGTCCGCATGATCCAGGCGTTTGACCGGGTGCTGATGCTGCGCGGCACGGAGAAGACGCCGCTGGTATGGAACCCGGCGAACGAGATGACGGCGATCCTTAATGATTTTGAAGAAATCGAGCAGACGGAGGCGCGGGATGACGACCCCGACCAGTCTGACGAGGTGCTTGCGGACGGAACGAGGGTAATCCCGAACGTGGCAGAGGGGGCTTTCCTCAATAACAGGGTCTACCTGATCGAGGGTCGCGATGCGATTCTTTGCAGCGACATCCTGGACTACACGAGATACGGGGCTTCCACGGGCCGTCTGCGAATTTCGAGCGGGAGCGACGACTACCTGGTGCGGCTCTGGCCGGCGAACAGGACGACGCTGATCTGCTTCAAGAACCAGAGCATACATGCGCTGCTGAACCTGGTGGGGCAGCTTGAGACGGTGGACAACCAGGTGCTGACGATGGAGTACGGCTGCATCGCGCCGGAGAGCGTGGCGAGCGACGGGAAGGACATTTTCTTCTTCTGCGAGGACGGGGTGCGCGCCATAGGCCAGGTGCTGGACAACGAGCTGCAGCTTCAGACGGAGGCGCTGACGGGGCCTATCCAGCCGATTATCGACCGGATCAACTGGACCCACGCGGACAAGATCGCCGGCGGCTACTTTGAGCAGAAGCTGTACTGGGCGATCCCGATCGACGGGGTGCAGTACAACAACGCGATGATCGTGTTTGACGGCATCACGCGGACCTGGATGGGGTACTGGCTGGCGGAGGATATGCTGGATGTGCACTCCTTTGTCCGTACCGATCTGGCCGGCCGGCGGCGGCTGTTTGCGGTGAACACGGCGAACCTGGCGGACCGGAAGGCGCACGGGGCCTTCTACGCGGTGGGCCGCGGGTATGCGGACTATCTCTATGACGAGGAACTCCCGATTGAGGATCTGCTGCGCACGCGCGGGTATGCCGCGGAGAGCCTGGAGCGCAAGCGGTCGATGCGGCTGCTGGTGGACCAGAGCACGTTCAACCCGAGCTATGACGTAGACGCGGTGCTGGACGGTGTGAACGAGCAGCGCGCGCTGGCGGCCGGCGTGACGAAGAGCCGGACGGCCTACTACATCTGGGGCAAGGCGGCCTACGAGCAGGACAACGCGAACGACGACCACGGGGATCCGTACCGCGAGGATTACAGCGTGTTCATGGACCTGGACGAGCTGGACGAGCTGGACCTGGGCGAGAACGGGGTGGACCTGAACCTGCACCAGCGCATCCAGGAGCCGTACCGGATCGACGGGCGCGGCGGGTTTGTGCAACTGGAGATCGCGAGCGCCCGGGGCCGCTGCAACCAGCACGGCGTGCTGGTGGAGCACCAGGCCGGGGAGCGGACACTGAGGCGGAAGGCTTAACCGATGACCACGAGACTGCAAACCACCGTTGAACTGCCCGAGACGAACTGCACCCGGGAGAATATCTACGAGCTGCTGCGCACGCTGGACTTCACGACCGGCGCGACGGACGGGGTGGCGCTGCAGGTGGTGGCCGGGGCCCTGGCGCGCAAGTATGCGCTGCCGGTCTGGATCAAGTACACGCTGACCTACGACCAGATGGCACCGAACGGATTCACGTACTCGGCGCCGCTGTTCACGCTTCCGCCGAAGGGCGTTATCCACGCGGTGAAGATCAAGCACAGCGCGGCGTTCACGGGCGGACTGATCGCGTCCTACACGGTGAGCGTGGGTATCTCCGGGAACCTCACGAAGTACGCGGCGGCAAGCAACGTGTTTGACGCGCCGGGCGATACGAATTTTGACCTGTCCTCGACGGTGGGCGGGGAAAGCCATGCGGACGCGGGCACGCAAATCTATGCGGCGGCCACGAGCACGACGGGGTGGCTATCGGACGCGACGCAGGGAAGCGTGGACATCTGGGTGCTTTGGAGCGCGACGGAGTAACACATGAGCGGCGAAATTGATCTATCCAGCGGGTATGTGTTTGACGAGGCCGACGGCGAGGTGGTCACTCTCGACAAGCTGAACCGCATGGTCCAGGACGCAGTGGCGCGGATCAAGGCAGGGGCGGTGACGAGCCGGGAGCTGGCGGACGGCAGCATCAGCTCCGACAAGCTGGCCGAGGACCTGAGCAGCCAGTTTGGCGTGGCGGACGGGAGCATCACGTCCAACAAGATCGTGAACGGGGCGGTGACGCTTTCCAAGCTGGAAGACTTTTCGGCCTGGTCGATCATCGCGCGGGCCGGCGCAACGGCGGGCGCGCCGAGCTTCCTGCAGGCGACGGCGGACGGGCAGTTCCTGACGCGGCAGAGCGGCACGCTGCAGTTCACGGCGCTGACGGCGGCGATGCTGGTGGCCGGGCAGGGCGTGATCGGCGTGCAAGGGAGCAAGATTTTCTGGGGCTTCGAGTCGGTTAATATCCTCTCGACGCTGTACTGGTCGGCGGCGAAGACGATCACGTTCCCGACGGCGTTCTCTTCGGCCACGTCCTACTATCCGTTTGCGCAGATCATCAACGCGGACGGGGTGTCGATCCCCGGGGCGACGGCCTACTCGCCCTATGTGTCGCGGACGGCGAGCACGGGGATGTCGCTGTTTTGCCACAGGACGGACAACCCGTCGTCGACGGCGGCGCTGCAGGTGGTCTGGATTGCGATCGGGACATGATGAACGAACCGGTACAACTGGCGCAAAGCGTCTACAACACCTACGTGCAGCGCGGCGGGAAGCTGCACGATGACATGGTGCAGGCGGCGCGCTATGGCGTGGCCTATTCAGGGCCGGACGCTTTCATCCTTGGCTGGCCGACAGCGCGCGCGATGCTTGTTGACGGGTTGCCGCGCCGGGTGGAGCGAGAGAAAGCCGACTGCTGGTTTATCCTGATCGCTTCGGGCCGCGGGGCGCTGAAGAAGATCGGCGCGCTATTGCCGTTTGACCTGCCCTTCATCGCATATCACCGGCGGAAGAAGTTTTTGAAGATTTGGGAGTTGGCACGCATGAGGAGGTACGTCGATGGGAAGTGATTTTGCCGATGATGTTCTGGGTATTGATCCGCCGGACACGCCGGACCCGTCTTCAATCCCGACGCGCGCGCCGATGGAATTCACCTATGAGCCCGCGGTGCGCGACTACGCGCAGGAGTACAAGGACACGCTGGAAGCCCAGATCGAGATGGCGCCGGAGGTGTTCCGGTCGAACCTGATCTATCAGCCGCTCTATGCCGCGCTGAACTACGGCATCCAGGAGGCGTTTCTTCCGCGCTACGCGGAGCTGGGGCAGGACATTACGTCAGGGTCGCGCGAGCAGGACATGCAGGACCTGGTGACGCTGGCGCCGCAGGTGACGGACGCGTACCGGGCGGCGAACCCGGAGGCGGCGGCGCTCCTGGACGAGTTGAACGCGCAGGCGAAGACGGAGCTTTCCGGGGGCGGGGCGCTCTCGCCGGACGAGGTGCGATCCGTGGAGCAATCGAGCCGGGCGGCTTACAACGACCGCGGGATGGTGATGAGCGACCCGGCGATTTTCAGCGAGGTGATGAACCTGGACGCGGCGAAGCGGGCCCGGCTGAATGAGAGCCGCGCCTTCGCGTCGAACGTGCTGGGGCTGAACAAGTCCATCTACGGCGACCCGTCGAGCATCGTGCTGGGCCGGGCTTCGAGCAACCTGGGCTTCAGCGGTATTCCGTCGCCCACCTCCTCGAACGCCTACGATGTGTTCAATCCGGAGAGCCAGTACGCGAGCAGCCTGTATTCCGGCAACCAGGCTTCGGTGAACAATGCGAACGCGGCGACGGCGAACGCGAACAGCGACTATTTCAGCCTGATCTACGGGGCCGAGATGGATTCAGAGAACACGGCGGCGAACACGTCGGCGGCGCTCTTCGGGTCCGTGATCAATGCGGCCGGGCAGGTTATGGGCTCAATGTATGGCGGGTAGGAGACGGCAATGGCAATCACAAATCAATCGCGCGTGAACAACAGGGCCGGCGAAATTCTTGCGCTGAGCATGAACGACGCATTTGATGGCCTGGGCAGAAACATTCGCCGCAAGAAGGAAGAGGATCGGCGCAGGAAGGAAGAGGACGACCGCAAGAAGGAGGACCGCGAGCGCTTTGAAACCGTGGCCGTGGAGCTAGGGATGGCCCCCGGCGCGGCGGCGGCTGCAAGTTTGCCGCAGCTTATGGGGTGGACTCAAAGCTATGCCGCGCGCGAAACAGCCGAAACGAAGAAGAAGACAGGCGAGGCCATTCGGGAGTTCCAGATGGCGATGGGGCACGGGGCCGGGGAAAAGGCGAGCCTGACGAGCATCCTTTTGGAGAAGGAGGTCTTCGACCCCAACATCCTGAACGCGGCGCAGTCCATCGAGGAAACGATGCGTGGCGGCGGGAGCAAATGGAACCTGGCGCCGGGGGCGCCGGTTGACCTGCCGGGCGGGCGCAAGGGTGTGGCGACGAGCCCGAACAGCCTGCAGGTGCTGGACCAGCCGGAGACGACGGCGGGCGGCTACAAGGTGATCGACTTCGTTCCGCGTGGTGACGGATCGCGGAGCGACGTGGCGGCGGTCGAGGTGAACGGAAAGGTTCAGTTTGTGAATACGCGCTCGCAGCAACCGCTGACGGCGCAGGAGCAGCTCGCGTTGGTTCAGGCAACCGAGCAACGCGAGCCAGGCTGGCTGCAGCGACTTTTCGGCGGGCGCGAGAAGCCCGCGGCGCCGAACGCGCCGCCGGCTGCGGCGGGCCCGACCGCGCCGACTGACACGGGCACTGACAATTTCAATGACACTTTCTTTTCAAGTCACACGCTCTGATGCCTTTAGACCCGACAACCGTTGTGACAGACCCGCGGTGGCTGGAGCTGGGGAAGGACCCGGCGAAGCTGCAGGCGGCGGAGGACGACCTTTTCAAGGCGTTTGTGGCGTCCTATCCGGACTATGCGGCGAAGCTGCAGGCGGCACCGCCGGCGAAGCAGCAGGAGATCCGGGCCGGTTTCTCGGGGATGCTGCGGGCCAAGTTCCCTGATCGGTTTCCGAAGACGGAAACCGATGAGGCGCGCCGCACTGCGGCGCTCACGGGGCCGACGGCACTGGATGCCCTGGGCGGGGCGGAGGAGCGGCCGGAGGTTGCCGTGGCCATACCCACCGGCCCGACGGCGTTAGAAGCGCTTGGCGGGATGGCAGAGCGTCCATCCTTGAATGCCGAACCGCCGGGCGACCTGCCGCCAGGAGAGGGGCCGCGCCTGGCGTTTGGTGAGCCGGGGAGTGTGACGAAGCGGAACGCGGTGCCCGGTGCGTTTTCGCCTGGGCCGCCGCGTGCGCCAGAGGCGCAGCCGGCGCTCACCCATGTGTCGCCGCCGAGGCACGAGCTGGTCGCGCCGGCCACCGGCGCGGCGGCCGCGGCACAGGCGGCCAAGCAGATGGAGTTGCAGAATAACCCGGCGCTGGATGTGCAGGCGCGCGAGTTCGCGGATAGCCTGAACGCGGCGCAGCGCTGGGGTAAGGGGGCTTTCCTTGAGACGCTGGGCGGGAAGGCCGTGCGGAATGTAGCGCACGAGGCGACGCTATTCTGGAACCCGCGCAAATACTTCAGTCTTGTCGACCCGGGCCGGCGCAGCGGTGAGTTCACGCCATTTGAAATCCAGGATGCGGCATCGAAAGCGGGGCTTTTCCAGCACCCGAATGCCGGCGTGCGGCTATTAGGGCAAACGCTGCCAGGACTCATGGCCGGCGACCTGCAGGCGATGAGGGCTGCAGGCCCGCTTGGTATGGGCGTGGTGGACGCCGCGAAGCAGGCGCTGGATAAGCAGTTTGACGGGACGGAATTGGACCTCAAGCGCATGGCGAACGCCACGGCGACAGGGCTGGTGCTGCACTACGCGCCGATGCCGAAGGCGCTGCAGAAGGACGCCGGGCCGGTCTACCAGCGCATGGGCCAGCAGCTCGGGCGCGCGGTTTTTGCTGGGCTGGAGATGGAAGGAACCAAGCTGGCATTTGGTGAGCAACCGAACTTGGAAAGCCTGGGTGAAAATGTGCTGATCGCGGCCGGGCTGTCCGCGCCGAAGATTGTGAGGAGTTTCAAGGCAGGCATGATCGAGCAGCGCCTGCGCAAGGACGCGCCGAACCTGAAACCGGAACAGGCAGCGGCCTGGGCAAACCAGTACGTGGCCGGCAACTCGCCGCCGCGGGTGGACGCGATCATTGAGAACGAGCTGACGCGCAAGAAGTTCGGCGAGTGGTTGGCCCAGCTTGAGCAGGCGATGAAGCCTGCCGAAGCGCGAGCCGCCGGCCCGCGCCAACTTCAGGACCCGCTGGCCGGAGCGAAGCCGGCGAACAGCGGGGCGATGTCGCGGACGCCCGAGACGACGGACGTGGCTCTGCGTATGCGGCCCGGACCGAGCGCGGCTGTAGCGCCGCCGGCGCCTCCTGCCGGCCCCGTCCAACCCTTGGAAGAACCGGCTGCAGAAGTTCCGACGGCTGGAACACGCAAGCCGGTTTCAGAGATGAGCAACGAGGAGCTTGGGATCATCGTAGGCCGTAGCTACAACTCCGGCATGATGGCCACCGTCGTCGTGTTTGAAGACGACGACGGGGGTACGGCTCCGCGGGGCGACGGTACGGATGTTGAGTATATCAAGGAAGTTTGGCAGACACGTAAGAGTGGTTTGCCGCAGATCGTTGTAGGAAAGCGCCGCGCGACGGCCAAGGATCTGGCGCGCCAGGCTGAGCGCGCCGAAGAAGACGCTATCGAAAGCACGACGGCGCTGGACCCGAAGACGGTGCCGGTGGTGGAGATGCCGCTGGCGGACATCAAGCTCTCGAAGGACGTGCCGAATTTCAAGGTGGATGCGGACTCGGAAACGGGCGTGGTGCAGGGCCAGAAGCTGGAGGGGCGCTACGAGCGCTTGGGCACGCCGCCGATCGTGCTCTGGCGGCGGAAGGGCGGCGACCTGGAGGTGATTACGGGCCGGCACCGGCTGGACCTGGCGCGGCGCACGGGGGAAACGACGATTCCCTCGCAGGTGGTCGACGAGGGGCAGGGCTTCACGAAGGACATGGCCTTGACGTTTGACGCGGAGGCGAATATCCGTGATGGACAGGGGAGCACAGAAGACTATGCGCACTACTTCAGAAACACGCCCCAGCTCACCGAAGAAGCCGCGCGATCGAGGGGCCTACTCAGCCGCGCTAAGGGCAAGGCCGGCTGGGACCTGGGCCGCAATGCCGGCGATGATCTCTACGCCCTCTGGGCGGACGGCAAGATCACCGACGCGCAAGCCGTAGCGGTGGCCCGGGCTGCGCCTGGCGATGCGGCGGCGCAGCGGATCGGGGCCAAGTATGCCGTGGCGGGTAAGCCGGCGGAGTTTGTGGGCAATGTGGTCCGGGCGGCGATGCAGGAGGCGGGCGGCCGCGGCGAGACGCTGGACCTCTTTGGCGCGGATGATTCGGCGCTGAAGCAGGCCGAGGAGATGGCGAAGCGCGCGACGGCGGCGCAGCAGGACCTGCAGAACCAGATCCGCGCGGTGCACGGCGCGGCGAAGCGGCCGGCGGAGGCGCGCAAGCTGGGTGTCAACATTGACGACCCGCAGGGCGTGCTGAAGCGGGTGGAAGGGCTGAAGGCGGACCTGGCGCGCTGGCAGAACTGGCCGGTGCACCCCGACCTGGTGGCGCAGGTGCGCGGCGCGACGACGGCGGAGGTGCGCGAACCCGGGGCGGACTATCAGGCGAACACCTACGCGACGGTGGAGAAGACAGCGCGGATGGTTATTCCCGCGGGCGACACGACGGCCAACCTGTTGAGCCGCGAACTGACGCGGAAGGCGCGGGCCCTGGTCGATGCGGTGGAGGCCGGACGGATCGACCGGGAGGAGGCGCTGCAGCGGTTCAACGAGACGGCGCGGGCGGCGCGCCGCGAGGAGGATCGCCTGGCGCCGAAGGCTGGAGGCGAGCAGGCGGACTTGTTCGGTAAGCAGCCCGGCATGCTGTTCGAGCCTGGAGCGCAGTATGGCCGCACCGGAGACGTGTTGCCGGCCAGGAACATTTCCCAGACTTCGACGGCCGCGCTGCGGAAGGACCCCGATTTTGACCGTGCGAAACGACACGAGGACGTGGACGCAGCGGTGCGGGTAATTGAGCGGCTGGTGAAGCCGGACCGGCTGAGGGCTCTGCGCGACCAGCTTCCCGCGGGTCGCCCGATTTATGTGGTGCCCGTAATCGCGAGCGAGAACGCGCCAAGCCTGAACGCGCTGCCGATTGCCTATGCGAAGGCGGTCGCAGATGCGGTGGGCGGGAAGCTTTGGCTGGACATCGTGAAGACGGGCGGAGCGCCCAATACGGATGCACCCGCGGACCAGCGGTCCAGGAATGTGCAGGCTTTCACGGGAACGCCGCCGCCGGCTGACGCGGTGGTGATCCTGGCGGACGACACCTTCACGACGGGCGCAACGCTGAAGGCGCTGGCGGTGGCGGTGGGGCGTCGCCCTGATTTGGTGACGACGTTGGCGAGCGGGCGCTATGGCAACGCATTGACGCCGGACGCGAAAGCTATTAAGTTACTCCTTGGAAAGGCGGGGGTCAGCCGTGAGCAATTTTTCCAGATTCTCGGGTACGAACCGGAAGCCCTTACAGGCGCCCAGATCCAGCAGTATCTCCTCAACGGAGCTGCCGGGCGCGCCGGGCTTGTCCGCCGATTCCCTTCGAGCACGAGCGCGGGCGGTGGCGGAAAAGCTGGAGAAGAATCCGCCGTTCAGCAGGGGCAGGGCCCAGTCGCCGCGGACGGTGTAAGCGATTATCTGCGGTCTGTAGGAGTCAACGACGATGCGAAGGCGCGACAACTCAAGGAAGACCTCGACGCTTTACAGGAAGCGCCGGGAACGCCTTATATCCCTGGCCTGGAGCCCGCAACGGGCTCTGCACGGCCTGCTGATCCTGCGACCGGCGCCGGCGCCGGTGTACGGATCCCTGTAACGGACGCTGAAGCCGCGGCGCATGCGGCGCTGCGCGATCCGATGAATCCCGCGGTGTGGGATCGTATTTTTGGCATCAGCCAAACGGCGTCGAGCCTGATTCGGTCGGCGCTTTCCGAAGCGGGCATTGTGGTGCAGTACCGCGGCATGAAGATCCGGACCTCGCGCGATGCCGCTGCGGCGGTCTACTCGCTGCGCTCGCCGCTGGCCGAGACGATGGCGGTGGTCTTCCTGGACAAGAACAACAAGGTGCTGAGCACGGAGGTGGTGTCGGTCGGCATCCTGAACGCGTCGCTGGTGGATTTCCGCAAGATAATCGGGCCCGCGCCAGCCGGCGCGGTCAGCGTGATCATGGCGCACAATCATCCGAGCGGGAACCCGAGCCCGTCCGCCGAGGACCTGATGATTTCGCGGCGCATGGTGACGGCCGCGGGGCTGGCCGGCTTCGACGTGATCGACCACATCATCACGCAAGGCGGGGCCTATGTGTCGCTGCGGGATTCCGGCCTGGTCGAATTCGCGGTGAACATGCGCTACAGGCCGGGCGATAAGGTGGCCGAACCGGGGGCCACGCTGGAGCCGGCGCTTCCCGAGCAGGCTGCATGGGAGGGCGTGAAGCGAGGCGACCTGCACGCGATTACCATGCCGCAACATGCGCAGGCGGTGTTGAACGCGATGCGCCAGGGCGCGCCAGGGAACATTCACGTTCTCGTGCTGACGCACAGGAACGCTTTGACGGCGGCGCTGCGGCTGCCTGGCGGATCAACGCCGGAAGAAATTCTGCGGCAGACGCTTTTGGTGGCTGCGCAGGAAGGCGGTTCCGCGGTTATTTTTGACCTGCATGGCTTGAAGGCCGGGGACGACATTGCGGTGGCCCGGAAGCTGGTGGCGGGGATGAAGGCCGCGGAGATCCAGGTGCTGGACGCGATGGGGCCGAGCGCTCCGTTTTCCATGAGCGAGTCCGGCCTGGTGTCGTTTGCGGAGGAGCGGGCCGGGTATGTGGTGCGCGAGGGCGCGCCGGAGGGCCCGGGCTATCTGGGCCCGGCGGGCGGGCCGGTTCCGATCGAGGATGACCCGAACCAGCACATGCCCATCGAGCTGCCGGAGATGGTGGCGCTGTTCCACGACCTGACGGGCGGGAAGTATCCGAAGATCAGGCAGAAGATGGGCCAGGCTTTGGGTCGTTTCCGTGGCGCTCCGGCCAGGGGTGGCGAGGAAATCGAGCTACTGGCGAGCCTGTTCAAGCTCGTGCCGGACGAGCAGCAGGAGTCTATCCGCGAGGCGGCGCATTCATGGGCCAAGGCGAACTTCGAAGAGGGCGGCGTGATGTCGCTGGAGCGGATGGAAGAAGAGCGCTTCGTCGCGGAGATGGAGAAGGCGTACAAGGCGGCGCTGAAGGAGAACCCGAAGCTGGCTTCGCGGGTGATGGCGCACGAACTGATGCACTTTGTGGATTTCCTGCCGGACCGGACGCTGGAACGCGGGAATATCCTGGGCCACATCGCGGCGTTCAAGCATTACCTGCTCAAGTCGATTGGCGATCATCCGCAGAACCCGGAGCAGGCGATTCCGAAGGAGGAGCGCGCGAAGATGCGCCGGCTCGCCGAGAAGCAGGCCGGGAAGCGGCCGCCGAAGGATGAGGAGGCGGAGCTGGAGATGTGGCGGCAGGAGGTGGCGGAGAACTACCGCGAGATGCTGGACACCTACGCCGAGGCGAACGGCATCCTGCTGTATGAGGATGTGCGGGCCGAGCTGGACCCGCTTATCGCCTGGTGGCGCGGCACTGATACGATTCCGGACTACTACACGACGGGGACGGAGATGTTTGCGGAGGCGGGGTCGATCTTCCTGAACAACCCGGCCGCGATGGCGAAGCGCGCGCCACGCTACTACAACGCGCTGCTGAACTGGATGGAGAACCGGCCGGAGGTGAAGCGCGAGTACGAGGCGATCCAGGACCTGATCAAGTCGGGCAAGGTGATGACGGACCGGGTGCAGCGCCTGCGGACGATGCTGCGCGATTCCACGGAGATTGCCGGCGGGCTTGAGGAGCAGGGCCGGGCGCTGACGGCGCGGGAGTGGATTGACCGGATCCGCTACGGCTTTTCGCGGACGTTTGGGCCGTACCTCTGGCGCGCGAAGCGCGTGCGCGACCCTGCCGCGCGCCGGTCGATGGAGCAGGCGATCGGGGATTACCTCTACCGGAAGAGCTGGCACGAGCTGTACTTGGGCCGGATGAAGGTGGAAGTGATGGAGCCGCTGCTTAAGGCCAACCTGGACTTCCTGGACCTTTCGGAATTCATGTTCCACAAGCACGTGGCCAACAACCGCACGGACATTGCAAACCCGCACGGGTGGACGCCGAAGATAAGCAGCGAGCGCCTGGCTGAGATGGAACGGGAACTGGGCCCGGAGCGATGGGCCGGCCTGGAGGCGGCGCGGCGCGTCTTCTGGCTGGTGCGTCAGGAGGAGGTCATCGAGCCGCTGCGGCGGTCCGGGATCTTCGACGAGAAGACGATGGAGATCCTTGCCTCGCGCGAGTTCTACGCGACGATCGCGCCGGTCCGGGCGACGGAGATTCCAGAGGAGTCGGCGAAGGGGCACCCCACGATCGAGCAGCTTCTTACGGCATCGTTTGGGCAGGGTGTGGGCGGGATGATCTACCGGCAATACGGATTCATGGGGGCGATCAAGGATCCCTGGCTGGCGACGATGCAGAAGGACCTGGCTCTGCTGAATATGGCGGCGCGGGAGGCCACGAAGCGGGCCTGCTTTGACGCGCTGCAGGACAGCACGTTTGCCGACGAATGGACGCCGGCGGATATGGTCTGGAACGGCCGCTATCGCGAGCCGAAAATTATCAAGACGGACCGAGTGGGCACGCTGATCTATGTGCAGGACGGCAAGGTGCGGGCCTGGTACGGGCCGCGGGTGCTGGTCGATGCATTCTCGCACGGGGATGCGATCGAGAACCGGCTGGTGATCTGGCTGAATAAGTGGCTCTCGCAGAGCATCACGAGGCTCTGGACCCAGCTAAACTACGGCTTCTGGCCGGTGGCCAGGGCGCGGGACATTGGGGCGTTCCGGGATCAGATGCCCGGGGCCCGGGCCGGCGTGCCCGTACTGCGGCGGTTTGGCGTGGGGGCGGGCCGGTCGTTTTGGGAGTTTCGCCGGCAAGCGCAGCGGGCGTCGCGATCGAGCATCCTGGGCACGCCGGACCCGACGGCGCGACGGGCGCTGGGCCGGGGCATGATGATCACGCGGCCGGAAGCGGAAGGAGTGCTGCCAGGGGAAACCCCGATTGACCAGCTTCTGCGCTCGCATGGTCTTCCCGCGGCGGCGCGGCCGGACGGCGCGGCGCCAAGCGCGGCGGCTCCAGTGGTGCATGCCCTGCGGGCCTTGTGGGAGCGCTGGAAGATGTGGGGGCAGGTCAACGAGCGGTCGGTGAAGATCGCCGGGATGTTGTACCTGGACAAGTATTACCCGGACATGCCGGAGGCGCGCAAGCGCGAGCTGGTGCGCGAGATGAGCGGAAGCCCCGATTTTCTGAGCCGCGGGGCCCTGGCTCCGTGGATCAACCTGATTTTCCCGCTGTACAACCCGATCATTCGCGGCACGCACAGTACGGGGAAGAGCTGGCGCGACCGGCCCGGGGAACGGGCATGGAAGACGATCAAGTACACCCTGCTGCCACTGGTGGCCCTGGAGGCGTTCAGGCGCGGCATGTTCGCCTGGCTGCTGGGTGACGACGACAGCAAGGAAATTTCCAAGCTGATCGACGCAATCCCGCGCTATGACCGGGACAACTACTACTGCTACCCGCTGGGCTGGGTCGATCGCCAGAACAGCAAGGCGCTGTACCTGCGTGTGCCGATGCACGAGGCGGAGCGCGCCGTGCACGTGTTCCTTTCCAAGCTCCTGCGCGCCGACCAGGAGCCGATGGACACGGCCGGCCTATGGAATGTAGCCGGCGGCCAGGCGCCCGGCTTGAATCCGCTTTTCAAGGTGGGAATGGCCTGGACGATGTACAAGACGACCGGCCGGGCCCCAGTGGATCCATTCAGCGGCCAGCAGTTGCTGGGCGACGACGAGGCATTGATCGGCGCTGGCGACACCAAGCTGTGGAAGTGGACCTGGAACCAGATGGGCGGAACGATTATCACGCGGTTTGACAACGTGCGCCCCGATGACGACCCGACCCTGGCCGAGCAGATCCTGCGGCAGCCCGTCATTTCAAACACCCTGGGGCGCTGGGTTAAGGTGTCCAACAAGGGCGTCTATGAGAAGTACCGGCTGCCTGCCAAAGCCGTCGAGAAGGCCGAAGCGCAGAGGCGCGAGGACGCGCGCGATATGATCGAGCGCGTGATGGCCGGCGAGGGCCTGACGGTGGCGGACCAGGTGCGAATCAAAACGGACCCGTACTTCAGCAACTACGCCGCGGACAAGCTGAAGGAAATTCAAGCCATAAGGGCCGCAGGCCCTGAAGCACGCGCGATCATGGATGCCGGCAGCAAGTTGCAGGAGGCCGTCACCCTGCAGGCGATCATGGAAGACCGCTAATAGTCGGCTTTTGTTTCTTCGGCCGCGGCCCAAACGACCCCACGAAACCGCCCCACGCGAGAGCAAGAAGCGAGAGCGTGAGCACTGACGGAAGATGTGGGCCGCAATCGTTTGTGCGAATTTGCCCCTGGTTGGTCCAGTCTGGTTTGCCAAATACTGGATTCCAGTCGACCCACTCTTCGACAACGTAAACTTTGTCGGCAACCAACCGCGTTTTCACTTCAGTAGGCCACAGCAGTAAGAGTAGAATGATGAAGCACGCCGATGCGTGCCGCATGACTATTTTCCAATCTGGCGCAAGGTGTATCATAGCGCGTAGCAATGCGCTGTAAGTAGCGTCATGTCAACATCGTTCCCAGTATCCTAAGTCCTGCGCGTCTGCCATTCCGCCACGGGAGCGCTGACCCCTGCTTCTACGCGCGAATGCGCGAATCGTCAATAGTAGCGCACCTAAGCGCAAGCCGCCAGAACTTACTAAGATTATTGCATACTCTTGCATTGACGCGCACGGTATATCCGGTTACATGTGTATCAAAGTCGTATCACTGGAAAGGGGATCCACATGAGTAATCTGGGCGCAAATATGGAGTTGCTTCGGAAGTTCGTTGGTCCGTCGCAAATGGCGGCGCTGGCGGAGTGCCTGCGCGGTGAAGAGCGGGAATTCTTTGTCGACCTGGTGGAGAGGTTGGCGCTTCGGATCAAGCTGATGCCGGCCGTCTACGAGCAGGAGGGCAATGCGGATCCGGTAGCCTACCTGCACTATTTCGGGGGAAGCGCCGATTTTTGGATTACGGAGAAGGATGTGGAGCGCGCCGGAGAAGGGCAGTTGCAGGCCTTCGGACTGGCGGATCTGTTCGGCGATGGCGGCGAGATGGGCTACATCAGCATCGCGGAACTCACGGAGGAGAACATCGAGCTGGATTTCAATTTCACCCCGGCGCCGGTTTCGCAGATTCAGGGGGTGCGCGCATGAAGACCCTGCGCAACCTGCAGAAGCGCCACGGCGTCTATTACATCCGGGCAACGGTGCGGGGCTGCCGCATCTACCAGAGCTTGGACACCGGCGACCAGGCCGTGGCCAAGGCCAGGGCTCGGATAATCCTTGATCATGCGCAAGGCCAGCGATGGGAGGATGTGGAAGCGCTGAAGTCGCGCCGGCCGATGGCAACGATCGGCGATGTGTGCGCGGTTTATCTTGATCTGGCGGCGCGCCATCGCGCGGAAACAGGCAAGCCGCGGGCATCGACCGCGGCCGGCTACGTCGCGCAGCTTCAGAAGCTGGTGGCGTTCGTGCATGATGGCAAGGCCAAGGACCACCCCGTTTCTGTTCTGACCAGGGCATTGCTCAAGGACTACACGCAGCGCTTTGTCGAGTCGTATCCGGAGGATGCGGCTGCGCGCGAGCGCGCGCGCAGGACGGCGGCTGGCACGATCAGAAATGCGCGCGCGGTCTTTGCGCGATGGGCGCTACGGGACATGGAGGACCGCCTGGAACTTCCGAACCTTTCGGAGTTTTTGAAGTGCGAGACGGTGCGGGCCCAGAAGAACAAGTACCGGTTTCCGCCGCGGGATCTGGTTGACGCAACGCTGGCCGGCGCCCGCGCGCTGGAAGCGGATTCCCCGGCGCTGTTTGGTGTTTTTCTTTTGTGCTACTACTTGGGTATGCGCGCGAAGGAAGCCGCTGGGGCGACCTGGGGCTGGATCCGCGAGGACGGCGACAAGCGACTGATGCAAATCATGCGGCGCGCTGATTTCGAGCCCAAATCACGCGACCGCGCGGTGCCGATGGGCCGGCAGGTTTACGAGCGACTGGTCGCGCTGCGGCGCGATGGCGATGAATTCATGCTTCCTGGCGGATCGCCGCGGGCCCGTCGTGACCTGGTTACGCGCCAGTTTGCGGCCTGGATGCGTTCAATCGGCTGGACGCGGGCAGAGTACCCGAAGGCGGCGCACGAGCTACGCAAGCTGATCGGTTCGGAGTGGTACACGCGCTACGGCGTGGAAGTGGCTGCAGACTGGCTCGGGGATACCCTGCAGGTCACGTGGGATTACTATGCAGACTTGAAGCGGCATCCGGACCCCGTCGACATCGAGGGCTAACGGCGCAGGGCGATGTTCACTTCTGTTTCTTTTTCATGCGGTAGATCACGCGGCCGGCGTGCTTGGCTGGTTCGGGGATGTGCAGCTTTGCGTCCGCCGTCTCGCGCAGCAGCAGGCGCTCTTCGACTGCCTGCCAGTTGTTGGCCGCCGCGGCTTCGAGGACGGTCCGGATGTACCGATTGCGAGAGACGCCTGATTTTTCGCACAGAACGTCCAGGTCGGAAATCAAGTCTTTGGGAAGGTTGACCCCCACATTCTTGGTGTTTCGGCCGATGGGGTTTGTTGGCATAGGTCTTAATATACGCCGCCCGGGCCAGCGGTAAAGATTATTTGAGATAGGTGGTTGACACTTAGTAAGTGTATGCATACTCTGAAACTCATGGCATCGTTAACGCTGAATTTGCCGGAAACGCTCGCGCGCAACATCAAGCGGAAGGCCCGCGAGCTGTCGAAACTCACGAAGATCAGTGTATCCGCCAGCGCAATCGTGCGCCGGGTACTTGAAGACCACCTGGAGGAAGACCATGCACATGTCGCGCTTGTTGCCGAGAGACGCGGAACTTATGCGGTGGAGAATCCTGGCGCTGCTCCAGGCGGTCGTCGGCGTCGTGATACTCATTCGTGAGGTGTCGTCATGGATCAGGTAAGCCCCGAGGATCACGTCGGCGCGATTCTTGACCGTTGGCTCGCGCGTGATGGCCTGCCGGCCTTGGTTCAGACCCTGCGCGCTTCGCCCTGGTGTCCTGCGGGCACGGTATTGATCTGGAGCGCGAAGGATCGTGCCTACGTCGGGCCCTGCGCTGCTTTTTTTGTGTGGGCTGACGCTGTTCGTTCTGGCTGGGGTACGCGGTTTTCTGCCGCGCCGGCTGTTCAGTTGGAATTCGGTGGTGCCCGAGGGCTGGCGGCTTGATGACTACGGGACGCTCAACGCACCATGCGGCCAGTAGACGTGGGGAAGATGCCCTTGCCCCGGCCGTGCAAGAATCGTCCAGGGCGGTGCGGTTAGTCACCGGCCGCGGTGGTGAATCAACCCCGCATGGCGTGCCCGGCCAACCTTTTGTCGAAGAACACCTGCGCATCCCCGAGCTGGCCGCGCGCCTGCGCGTCAGTGTCCGGTATCTGTGGCAGCAGGTGAAACTTGGGGCCGAGTCCAAGGGCGCGAAGGGCATCTACCCGACGCGTCGCGCCGGCAAGTCGGTGCTGGTGCCGGCCAGCGCGGTAAACCGATGGCTGGAGTCAATCACGCCGTGACGGACAGCCTCATCGAGCGCAGCGGCCAGCAGTTGCCGCTATTGACCAGCGACCAGATGCCGGCGTCTTTTTTTGCTGAAGCGGAAGCAGACCCGCGCAACCCCGAATTCACCGCGGCGCGCTTTTTCCAGAAGCATCCGGAGAAATACAACGCTGTGATCGCGCTGACGGCCGAAGGGCTTGGCGTGTTGCGCATCGGCGCTCTCCTGCAGTGCAGCGGAAACACCGTGATGGCCGTGCAGGATCGTGAGCGCGGCCAAGTAGAGATACTTAAAACAAGGATCGCCGCCCTGGCTCGTCGTGGTGCGCAGCTCTGCGTCGAGGGAATCCTGGAGGCGCTGGTCGACCCAGACAAGCGCGCCAAGATACCTGCGCGCGACCTGGCGGTGATCCACGGCATCCTGGTGGAGAAGTCGGAGTTGCTCTCTGGTGGAGTGACTGCGCGGATCGAAACCATCGACCGAACGGAGCCGAGCGTGGCCGACTTTGAGCGGATGATGCGAGAGCTGGTGACTGGTTTGGAGGCGGGAAGCGGCGGGGAAAAGGGGGCGATCGAGGCCGAGGTGATCGAGGTCGTCGGGCCGCCGGCGCCTGGATCCGCGGCGCCGACCGACCAGGGCCAGGAGCCTCATGCAGGATAGGGCGTCTTGTGCGTATTCCGACATTAACCAATGTTTTCAGGTGGATACAGGCACGGTGCTACATGTTGGCGACGCTTGCCGGAAGGAAAAGGGCTTCGGGCCTGGGCGTGCGGCTGGCGGACACGGGCGCGGTCAGGTCGTGCGGATCGGGCGCGCGCGGCCGCAAAGGGGGGCGGGGGGGGTCGCGTTTGCGCGCTGGGGGCGGCGGTCATCAATGAGTACGGGCCCGAACGATTTGTAGCAAAAGGGGGTCTTGTGAGCTTTGACCATGAGGAGCGAGAGGTCGCGAAGCAAATGAATGTTGCGCAGCCGGTGCTGGCGGAGGCCAGAAAGAACGTCCTCAAGGAGGGCGTTGACTGGGTGCACCAAGGGGTGAAGGTGCTCTACAGCGCCGCGGGTATCCAGCGACTGCTGGAAGTGTCGGGGCTGGCCGGTGAGCCGTCTAAATTTGAAAAAAAGACCCCGGCCCAGGTCGAGGCGCGCGTGCTGCGAAAATTTCCCAATCCGCGCGTGCTGGAAGCCTCCCTGGACGGAAAAAAGGTGCTGGTCCGTGTCAGTACGTCAGTGAATTTCATCGCGGGTATGGCGATCCCTGTACGCGAGACGGAGACGGCGGGGGTGTACGAGTTGGCGAGGCGCTGCCCGCGTGGGTATGGGCGCTGGTAACAAAAAGAAAGGCGGGCATAAGCGGGCATATTATGAAACGCGGAACACCAGAACACCCGAAAACACTCATGTTGGCCGTTGCCCTGGGTATCCCGGCCGTGGTTGCGGTGGGGATCCTTGAAAAGCTTTGGCACTGGTCGGCAAGGTATGCGCCGCAGGGCGACATCGGCAAGTGGCCTGATGCCGTGATCGAAAAAGAGTGTGGTTGGCGCGACTTCGTGTCGATGTATCCCGACAAGTCGGGACAAGTCGCGACGGAGTCGCGACTGATAGAGGCACTTGTCGCGACAAGATGGATTGATCGTCACGACACTTGCCGCCTGTACATTCACGACTGGCACGATCATTCCGACGAGGCTGCCGACAAGTATCTGTCAGACAAGGGCTTACAATATGCTCTCGGGCATGGCACGCGCAGGAAACAAAAGTCGGGACAAGTCGCGACTGAGTCGCGACAAATGGCGCCTCTTGTCGAGATTAGTCCCGCCTCTCATACCCATACCCATACCCATACCCAGACCCACTCTCTGAGCGAGGGCGAGGGTCGCGACGGTTCGGAGGATCCGGAACCGGAGGAAGAGTTCGAGGGGGTGAACGGTACTTACCGCGACGCCTTTCGGGCGCTGAAGGCCACGGGGAAGATGAACCAGCTTCGCTACGAGATGCTGGCCAAGGTGGCGCAGGAGTACCCGCTGGCGCAAATACAGGCGCAGGACAATTTCCGCGAGCTGGTGCTGGAATTGGCCGGGGTGGCCGGCAGTGTCGGGTCGGCTTTGCCGTGGTTGAGGAAGGTGGTTTCCAGGCTTGAGCAGCGCCGGGAGGCGGAGGCGCAAAAAAAAGACGGCGGGGGTGAGGGCGCGAAGGAGAGGCGGTTTGTCCCGATGGGCGGCGAGGTGGCGACGTGATAGCGGACGCGGTGAGCGTGGAGCGCGTGCCACCGCACAGCGCGGAGGCTGAGCGCGCGGTGCTGGGGTCGGCGCTATTGGATGCCGTCAGGGTAATCCCTATGGCGCTGGCGACGTTTCGGATGAAAGCCGAGATGTTCCACGTGAAGGCACACGGGCAACTGTTCCAGGCCGTGGTCGACATGTTCGCCAACGGCAAGCCCGTGGACCTGCTGCTGACGACGCAGTATCTGCGCGACGCCGGGATTCTGGACCAGGTGGGCGGAAACGCCTATGTCGAGCGGCTGATTGATGCGACCCCAACGGACTCGAACGCCGAATTTTACTGCGACATCGTGCGCCAGAAATACCTGGCGCGGCGCGTGATCGACGAGGCCCGCCAACTGATTTCCGAGGCGTATGTGTGCGAGCGAGGGGATGCAGTGATTCGGACGGCCGGTCAGGCGTTCAGCGACCTGGTGGAAGACGTGACGCGCGAGAAGTCGAATTTGCAGCTCATGGACGAGCTTGAAACGAGCTGGCGCGCAGCGCACGAGGCTTTCTACTCAAAAAGGCCGGTGCCGGTTTCCGGGCTGCAGACGCCGTGGCGCGACTACAACCACGTGATCGGCGGGTTTGAGCCCGGGCTGCACCTGCTCGCCGGCAGGCCGAGCGCCGGCAAGACATCGCTGGAGGGGTCCATCGCGTCGTACTGGTGCGAGTGCGGGATCCCAGTGGCGCGGGCGTCCCTGGACATCACGAAGAAGCGGCTGCTGATGCGCGACGCCTGCAGGCTGGCTGGCGTGTCGGCGCCAAAGCTGAAATTCGGGTATGCGACGCAGGCGGATCTGGCGCGCATTGCCGAGGCAAAGAAGGTGATTGCCGGGTGGCCGATGTACATCACGGAGCTGCGCGAGATCGGGGCGATCTGCTCATGGATCCGCGCGATGAAGATCCGCTTCGACATCCAGGCATTCACGCTGGACCACGCCACGCTGCCGGAGATTGCGAAGGCGGGGAAGGGATGGGATCTGCGGCGCGAGGTGAAGTATGTCACGAAGACGCTGAAGGCGCTGGCGCTGGAGCTTGGTATTCCTGGACTGCTGCTATCGCAGCTTTCACGCGGGTTGGAGAAGGAAGGCAAAAAGCCTCGCGTTCCGAGGCTGTCCGACCTGAAGGAGAGCGGCAGCCTGGAGGAGGACGCGACCACGGTGACGTTTGCCTACAAGACGAACGTGGACAAGGAGCTGGAGCTTGAGACGAAACAGCGCCGGCCGGTGCTGATCGACGTGCAGAAGAACCAGGACGGCGAGACGGCGGCGCTGGAGTTCTGGCTGCGCCCGCACTATTTCCGTTTCGACCGGGCCCACCCCGAATTTGCGTATCCGCCCGTGGACGAGAAGGACCCGAACCGACCGGAGGGATGACGATGGCACTGACACTGGAGAGCTGGTTTGTGTTGTGGCACCCCAAGGGAGCATTCCGGACACAGTCGGTACGCGAGCATATCGCGATGAACCGGCAGAAGTGCCTGGCCGGCGACGGGGACGGATATTTTGTCGTGGGGCTGGCCGGCACGATGGAGGAGGCGGCGCAGATGGAGCGCGAACTGAAGAAGGAGCGCGCCGCGCGGAGAGCGGACGGCGGCGGCATCAAGGCGCGCACGGTCAATGGGGCCGGCGAGGCGATCGCGGCGCAGGACTTAGTAAGTGCTTGCGAAGATTCTCAAGACTTAGTAAGTTCTTCCGAAGATCAACTTGAGCGGGAGTGAATGATGAAATGCTTTTATCACGAGGCTGATCTGGACGGGCACTGCAGCGGGGCGATTGTGAAGCACGCATTCCCGGAGTGCGAGATGATCGGATACGACTACGGGAAAAGGTTTCCGTGGGCCGCGATCACGCCGGGCGAGGATGTGGTGATGGTGGACGTGAGCTTGCCCGCGAGCGAGATGGGGCAGTTGTCGGCGCTGTGCCTGTTGACGTGGATCGACCACCACAAAACGGCGATCGAGGATGCGGCCCGGGCTGGCCTGATTATCCCCGGCGTGCGGACGGTCGGACTGGCGGCGTGTGAATTGGCGTGGGGATATTTCATGCCCAACTTGCCGGTGCCGAGAGCGGTTCGGCTGTTGGGGCGGTATGACGTATGGGACCACGGCGACGCGGAGGTTCTGCCTTTTCAGTTTGGGGCGAAGGTGCTGGACCTGGATCCGCGCGGCGGGGCGGACCGAGGGCTCTGGCAGGAGCTTTTTAAGGATCACCGGCCCGACGTGGAGCGGATTGTCGAGAATGGCCAACTGATCTTGAAGTACAAGCGGCACGGCGACGCGAAGAAAGCGGACAACGCTTTCGAGACGCGCCTGGGCGGTTTGCGCGTGATCGCGATGAACGGGCACGGGAACAGCGAATCGTTCCGAAGCGTGTATGCCCGCGAGCGGCACGCGGCCATGGTCATGTTCCACATGCGGCGCGACGGTCAGTGGCGCGTGAGCGTGTACAGCGACAACGAGGATGTGGACTGTGGGGCGATCTGCAAGGCCCGCGGCGGGGGAGGCCACAAGGGGGCCGCGGGCTTTATCACCACGGAAATGCCTCGCGAATTCCTGGTGCGCGAGCCCGAGGTGCCGGCGTGAGCAGGTGGTCCGCACTGGTCATGTTCATCCTGGCCGGCTGCGCCACGCCGGTGGAGCAGGACCGGCCGAGACGAATGACAACGCTCGCGCCCGAGCTTCCTGCTGCGCCGCACCATCACCGTATCACGTGGTTTGGTCAGATTGATCAGCGGTATCGCGTCGAGTGGACGCCGTGGCTTTATGCGCAGTGGGTTGACGTGTCCGGGTGGCTCCATTTCGTGTCGACCAATATGGAGTGGCAAATGGCGAACGAGGGCGGGTATCGGGTTTTGACGGAGTGCTGGCCGTGAAACCCACCGGTTCACGAGCGGGCAACCGGAGAAAAGTAATGACGAAGGCAGCAAAGCCGTGGCGGGCCGCTTGTCGCGTGCAAGCGAATATTGGGCCGCGAGGATGGGATCGCGTGCTCTGGGGTGCGAGCCTCAAAAACTTACTGATCGGTGAGTCGTGGCACGAACCACGTTCGGCGGCATACATCGGAGAGCCGTCGCGCCTATTACTGTTCACGTCCCGCCAGGCAGCGCGCGACTGGTGCCGAGCGCAGCACCGAAAATATCAGGGACACGCCATTTGTTCCCGCTGGATATTCAAAGCCGTGCGCGTGCGGGAAACTGTAAAGCCTAACCGAAAGCTTGAGGCACGGCGATGAGTGACCCGATGCAAGACAGCAACGGTGGACCCGCTTCGGGTTCGCCGTTGCCTCCAAGCGTCTGTGGGACGGCGTGGAGGAATACGAGCGAGACACTGCCAACGCATTGGGATCGCGTGTTGATCTTCACGAGCCGATTCGGAGGGAGCGGCCAGTGCCAGATTCGCATGGCCCAGTTGTGCGACTGCGACGAGGAGCAGCATTTCGAGGTCGTGGACAATGGCGGCATGGATCGCGTCGATCTGTCCGAGGCACCGTATTGGATGCCGCTGCCGGAGCCGCCGAACAAAAGCATGAGCGGCCCGAATGGGCGGGAGGAACCATGAGACTGAACACGAGCGACCCGGCCGTGCATCAAGAGGGCATTGGAACGAGCGACGAAGCGGCCCATTCGGGTACGCCTCCATGCACTGGTTCGGTGTCCGCCTTCGGGACGTGGCACGATGTTGAGAAAACACTGCCGTTTGGCAAAGAGGTTATCGGCTGGGATGGCGAAGTCGTCACAACGTTCTTCCCAGCGACCGGCGAACCGCCGAACTGCGGAATCGAGCGATGTCGGTATCTCGGAATGACACACTGGATGCCGCTTCCAAATCCACCGAACACTCTATTAGCCGACCACAGAACGGAAGGGGGTTCTGCTTTATGAAGCTAAAGCCGTTTGCCTCAAGTACCTACAGGCGACTCCGCAAGGAGAAGGCGCGTACATGGTCGCGGAATTGTCACGCGGCGAAGGAGCGGAAGCGCTTAGCGGCGGGCCCTGGGCCGGTCGATAAGGAGTATCTGCGCTTTGTGCAGATCCGGATCGTGGAGGGGCACCTTGGCGGGCATCCGGCGATTCCTCCGAAGACGCACTTCCTGGTCTGTCTGCAGTCGGAAGTGCGCTGCGACCAGTATGACGTGACGATCGACGGGAAGCCGTGGAAACGCTGCGGAATGGCAAGGCTTCTTCGCGCGATCGCAAAACGGTTTCCCGCTGTCAGGCGGCTGAGAGAATGACGAAGCCGTTTCACAATGTGGTGCATGCGCTGGAGCTGGACCTGGGGATTCTTAGGGACCAGATGCGACAGGCCAAGAACGAGGGGCGCGATGAAGACTTCTCTCGCCTGGCGGATAAGGTGCTCGAATTCGATGAGGCGGTCCGACTGCTGCGCTATGGGACATGGACGATTGATTGCGGGTTGAAGGCAGGCGCGGGTGCTCGCTTTGCTGGCGCGCGCGTCGCGGAGGAGGGGCAGGGCTGATGGGGTTTGTGCCTACAGCTCACCCTGTGCTTCCGGTGCCCGGCATCGCGGAGGTGCGGCGCTACGCGGAGATTAATAAGTGTCAGGCGGATGAGGCCTATATCCGGCTGCACAAGCAGCGCGAGCGGGCGATCCAGAAGGAGCTGACGGATCCGCTGCGCTATGGGTGGGAGCCTCCCATGTGGACGGTCTGCGACTGCCTGCTGGGGTTCCCCTGGGTGGACGCCGACATGGCGCGCCGCGTGCGCGAGGCGATGGGGTTCAAGAAGCCGGTGCAGGTGCTGCTGATCAACGGAGGGAACCGTGGCGGCAAGTCGGAGTACGCGGCGAAACGGACGGTCCGGCAGATTGTGGAGAATCCGGGCTGGCGCGCCTGGGCGCTGCACGAGAAGGAGGACCAATCAATCGACTGGCAACATCCGCTGCTCTGGAAGTACCTGCCGCCGGAATGGCGGACAACGAAGAAATCGTCCGTCATGTACATGAGCTACAAGGAGCAGACGGGCTTTGCCGACGGGAAGTTTACCTGCCCGAACCATGCCAATCTGCGCTTTTTCTACTACACGATGAAGATCGAAGGCGTCGAGGGCGGCAACCTGAACTGGGTATGGCCGGACGAGAAAATCCCGCCGGACTGGGTGCAGACGCTGGAGCTGCGCATCGCGGAAAAGGGCGGGCGCATGGTGATCACGTTCACGCCGACGGACGGGTATACCCAAACGGTGGGGATGTTTCAGGACGGAGCGGAAACAGTGCTGAGCAGCGTGGGGTATGTGCTGCCGAAGGACGGGAAGCCGCCGGATGTGCACCAGGCGCTGGGAGTATCGGACGAGGAGCTGCGGGAGATGGAGCTGGCCAAGGAGGAGAACCGCGCGCCGCAGTGCGTGCGGGCCCGGCCGGAGAACCTGATCGAGCGGATCCTGCGCGGGGAAACGAAACCGAAGATGCCGGAGGGCCGGAACTTCGAACTGGTGCCGCGCGTCATGCGGCCGTCAGCGGTTGCAGACCCGAAGGGGATCCGGGCGGTGGCGTTTTTCCACTCCAGCGATAACCCGTACAGCACACCGATGAATGTCTGGAACATGATGGCGGGCAAGCCGGCGGACCACGTGAGGGAGCGCTTTTACGGGCTGGGCCACAAGCTGCTGAGCGCGCGCTTCCCGAAATTCAATGTGAAGGTGCACGTGGTTTCGCGCGAGCGCGCGGCGGAGCTGGCGGCGCGCGGGACGCGATACCACATCCTGGACCCGGCGAATGCGCGCAATTTCTGCATGCTCTGGGGGAGCCGCCTGCCGGACAGCGAGAAGCCGCGGCACGTGGTGTACCGGGAATGGCCCGGCAACTACCACATCCCCGGGGTGGGCGTGCCGGGCCCCTGGGCGATCCCCGGAGACGCGAACCATCCGGACGGGAAAGCCGGGCCGGCGCAGCGCAGCTTCGGATTCGGCTACTGGCGCTATAAGCGCGAGCTGGCCAGGCTGGAGGGATGGGAGAGCTACGAGAAGGGGCGCGGCGGCGGAGAGGGAAGCAGCGATGTACGGGAAGAGGACTGGATCATCAAACTGGCGGAGGACGGCAAGGCCAGGGAGATGATTTTCGAGCGGATTGTAGACGCGCGCTTCGCGAGTAACCCGAAGATTGAGAACGACCGGCCCAGCACACTGATCACCGACTTTGCGGACGTTGGCGTTACATTCAAGACGGCCCCGGGCAAGAGCCTCGCGGATGCCGTGCAGGCGATCAACGACGCGCTGGACTATGACGAAGAGCGGCCGGTCGGATACCTGAACATGGCGGACCTGGTGATCAGCGAGGAGTGCATCAACCTGATCTTCGCGCTTTCAACCTGGACCGGCGCGGACGGCGCCAAGGGAGCCACCAAGGACCTGATCGACGTGCTCTGGATGTGGCTGCAGAGCGACCCGATTTACATGGACGACCAGGCGACGGGGCAAGTTATCGGAGGAGGAAGCTACTGATGAAGAAGAAGCGCGGAGGGACGACAGGGCTGACCATGAGGCAAAAGGTCGCGCTTGAGTTGGCGAAGGCGGTGTTGGCAAATCCAAACGCGAACGTCATGGCCATGTCGGCGCGACTGATTGCGAATGCGTCGCTGGCGATGGCGGATGCGTTGCTCGAAGAATCTTAGTAAGAACTTGTCAAGCTCTTAATTTGGGAGTACACCACGATGGACTTGCCGAGATTTATGCGCAGGCGCGAGGTTCGGACGATGCTGGGGCTGAGCGATGAGTCGCTGACGAAACTGATCCGGGCGGGGGAGCTGGTGCCGAGGCGGTTCACGGCGAAGGCCCGGGCGGTGTTCATCGAGGCGGAGGTGGTGGCCCTGGCGAACCGCGTGGCGCACACGAGCACGACGAAAGGCGGAACATGAACGACCAGGAGCAGACGCGCGCGGAGCTGGAGCAGGTCGAGGGCGACGGGGGCGGAGAGAAGAATCCGACCAAGGAGCTGATCGACGCGCTGAACAAGGACATCGACCAAATCTGGACGGACGCGAGCGCCGGGCTCTTCGAGCAGCGCAAGCACGCGGAAGAGACGCGTTTCTGCATCTGGGACGGGCAGAGCCCGGACGGGAAGAAACGCAAGGAAGTGATCGGCAAGGAGCCCTTCCCGTTCGAGGGTGCGAGCGACCAACGGGTGCGCCTGGCCGACACGGTGATCAACGAGCGCGTGGCGATCCTGGTGACGGCGGCGACGCGGGCCGCGCCCGGTCTGTTCGGCATGGAGATCAACGACACGGGCCTGGCGGCGCGCGTGAAGATCCTCATGCGCTTCATCATCAAGAGCCAATGGCGCTGCCTGTACCGCACGGAGCTGACGAAGCTGGCGAACTACATGGAGGGCGACGACCCGGGCATTGGCGTGCTGTACGTGTACTGGTACGAGCGCCGCGGGCTGGAGCTGACCACGGTGACGCTGGAGGAACTGGCCGGAGTGATTTCACAGCTCCTGCAGCGCAAACTGGAGAAGCAGGAAATAACGGACCTGCTCGACATGCTCCAGAATCCCGAGCGCGAGGACGAGGCGATCGCGCTGCTGCGGACGATGGTGAAGGTGATCAAGAGCGACGGCCGCGCGCGGGAGATGATCCGCGAGTTTCGCGAGACGGGCAAGGCGACCTTCCCGCGCATGGTGACGGAGTGCCGCATGCCGCGCCTGGCTGCGCTGAAGCTGTTTGAAGATGTGCTGTTTCCGTCGAACACACCGACGGACCTGCAGCGGGCCCGAGCGGTGTACATGGTGCAGACCCTGACGGCATCGGAGGTCCGCGAGAAGGAACATTCCGAGGGGTGGTCACCCGAGTTCATCGAGGAAGTGCTGAAGCGGGAAAGCGAAGCGGCGTTCCCGGACTACAGCCTGCTGGACAAGGTGACTTCCGACTACAGCCTGACGAACGCGCGTTCGGATACGCGCGAGAAGTATCGCGACCGGTTCCAGGTGATCACGGCTTTCCAGCGGGCGGTGAACGACGACGGGGTGCCCGGCGTGTACATGACGACGTTCCACCACCTGGTGACGGACGAGACGGCGAAGGGGCGCGAGCTGCTGGACTACCCGCACATGGGCCAGCCGTTTGTCGAGTTTCCGCGGGAGATCATCACATCGCGCCTGTGGGACAGCCGTGGCGTGGCCGGACTGCTGATGACGCAACAGGCGAGCATGAAGACCCACCACGATGTGGTGGACGACGTGGCGGTGATCGGCGGGCTTCCGCCGATTATGACGCCGCACAACCGGCCGAAGACGCCGCTGGTGATACGGAGCCTGGGGCAGATACCGGAGCGCCGGCCGGGTGAATACCGCTGGTTCCAGCCGCCGCCGCCTCCGCAGGTGAGCGCGGCGCAGATCGGCGAAATCCGGAGGCAGGTCAACGAGTACATGGGTCGGATGGATCCGGAGAACCCGAACGACCTGGCGGTGGTGTTGCGGCAGATGATGGTGGACCAGTTCCTGGACCGGTTGGCGACGGCGCTGACGATGGCGGTGCAGTGCGCGATCCACTACCTGAGCCGCGGGGAGCTGGAGCGAATCACGGGGAAGAAGTGGCCGAGCAAGCCGAGCGCGTCCGAACTGCGCAGCATGATCGACCTGACGCTCACCTTTGACGCGCGGACGATGGACCCGGCCTATATCGAGGCTTTTGCGAAGACGGTGGGCAGCGTGATCGTTCCGCTGGACCGCCGGCAGACGCTGCAATACGACAAGCTCGTGCGGCGCGCGCTGGCGATGTACGACCCCGAACTGGCGGACGATGTGCTTTCCGACCCGCAGGCGGCGGACCAGCGCGAGCTGGACGACGAGCTGAAGAACCTGGCGCTGATTGCGGCCGGCATTGAGCCGCCGATGCCGCCGGAGGGCCTGAACTTCCCGCTGCGCCTGCAGGCGGTGACGCGGATGGTGCAGACGCAGCCGGACTTCCTCGCGGAGCTGAGCGAGCGGAAGAAGGGCCTGCTCCTGAAGCGGCTCGAATACCTGGACTTCCAGGTGCAGCAGATCAAGAACGCCGAGACGGGACGCGTGGGCGTGGAGAAGGAGGGCTAGAACCGTGGAAGTGTTTATTCTCATGGGGGTGTTTGTTTGCGGGGCTGCTGTCGGTATGCGTATCGGAGCGGTGCCGCGCCGGCCGAATCGGAGGGGGGCGCTGATCCTGCTGGAAAAGGAGATGCGCGCGGCGTTTGCCGTGGGCCGGGGGCACGCGACGGTGCGCGGCATCCTGGCGATCCTGCACCAACTGCGCGAGGACGCGACGAACGCGATCACGGACCCGAAGCTGCAGGACCGGGAAGTGGACCTGCTGCGGGGCAAAATCGACGCGATGGACGAAGTCGAGGCGGCCGTCGAGGCCGAACTGGCGGCGTCCGAAGAAAAGTGAACCGGGCGCTCTACGCCGATTTTGACAGGGTCCGCGCGTACTACTGCGCGGAGGGCTTTGTGGTGGGGCTGATGAAGTGCCACGTGTGCAAGGCCGTCTATGAGGCGTTTGTACATCCAGGGGCGCCACTGGAGCATCTGGAATGCCGTTACTGCGGGGCGCTGGATTCCACCCTGCTCCCGTTTGACGCGCGATGCCTGCGCCGCGCGAATGAGCCGCCGCCACTTCCGCCGCCGCTGCCCGCACGAAGCGCATAACCGGCATTCCTTTGACCGCATTTGTCCGGTATTGCCCGCTTATCGGAAACACTTAGTAGACACTTACTAAGAATAGGCGTTTTCTTTGCGCCGTGAGGACGAAATGTCATCGCGGCGCTTTTCTTGGCGGAGCCCGCGACGGTGTACGCCCAGCCATGTCGAGGGACCCACATGAATGACCCGACCAAAGGCGGCGCCTCAGCGGCCGCGGTGGCGGAGCCGGAACCCGGCGCCGCACTGAATCCTGCTGTGAACGAACCGGGGCAAGAGGCTCGCGGGGGTGCAGAAGAAACCGACACGGAAATCAGCGAGTTGCAGGGACTCGCCGAAGGGGCAGGGGTCGGGGACCTGGTGAACTTCAAGCCGGACGGCGACGGAGCCGGCGGCGAGAAGGATCCGGACCCGGCGCGCAGCACCGACGGGGAGCCTGGGGCTGACGACGACGAGAGCCAGCCGATCGACAAGATCAAGGGCATCGGCCCGGAGCTGGCGGCGAAGATCCAGCGGCGCATCGACAAGATCCACGCGAGGGGCAAGGAGGCCGAGAAGGCCGCCGTGGCGCGCGCGGAGAAGGCCGAGGCGGAGCTGGCCAGGCGGGGAACCAGCGAGCCCGCGGAGCTTCCGCGGGGCGCGAGCCCGATCCACATGGCCGAAACGGAGGCGGAGCTGGAAACGCTCGACGCCAAGCTGAAGCAGCAGGAAGACGTGCTGTTTGAGAACCTGGACGGCTACGAGAGCGAGGACGGGCAGACAACGTTTTCCGCGAAGGAAGTGCGGGCGCGTCACCGCGAGGTGCAGCGCCTGCGCCAGGAAGAGCTGCCGAGGGCGCGCGAGCGCGTGAGGCAGCGCGCGAAGGTCGACCAGATCCTCGTGCGGGAACACTACCCGGAACTGCTCGACGCGAAGAGCGAGGCGAGCCAGGCGCGCGAGCGCATCCTGAAATCGTTCCCCGGGCTGAAGAGCCACCCCTTCGTCAACGTCATCATCGGACAACTGCTGGCCGGGGAAAAGGCCCTGCGCGAGAAGATCGCGGCCAAGGGCAAGAAGCCCGACGAGCGGACACCCGCGCCGCCGCGCGTGCCATCCGAGCCCGCGCCCAGCCGGCGAGAGCCTGCAGCGCCCAAGAAGACCGTGACGGCATCATCGAACCGCGTGAACAAGTTCATCGAAGGGGGCGGCACGGAAGCCGCACTCGCCGAGGCCATTGATGGCCTCGAAACCACCGACGACAATTAAACAGGAGTTTTCAACATGGCAGCGGCATACGAGAGAGATCAGGTAGGCAAGCGCCAGGCGCTGGCCGACATCATCGCGAACATCGAAAGCACGAAGTGCCCGGTATCTTCGATGGCCAAGAAGCACCCGAAGCCGGCGCAGAAGGTCATCGACTACCAGGCGGAAGTCTACCCGGACCGCGCCTTTGCGGGCGTTGTGGACGGGAAGGACGCGGACACGTTTGACCACGTTCCGCGCTACGCCATGAAGGCGATCTGCCAGAAGGTCTGGGAGAACCCGAAGGTGACGGATTTCGCCGAGGAGACGGATGTGGCCGGCATCCAGAGCGAGATGAAGAACCAGAAGGCCAAGGCGCTGATCATGTGCAAGCGCAAGATCGAGATGTCGATCCTTGCGGACAAGGACAGCCAGGAAGACAACGGCACGCTTCCGAACGAGACGCGCGGGCTGCCGAAGTGGATCCAGGCGACGGCGCAGGGGCACTTCCCGGTTCCCGCGGAAGTCCGCACGCCGGCGGCGCAGATCTACAGCGGCACGCTGGCGAACGTGACGGAAACGACGCTGCTGGACATGCTGTCGGCCTCGTTCAACCAGCGCAAGGGCCCCGGAACCTGGGTCGGCGTGCTGGGCAGCGCGCTGAAGAAGAAATTCAGCGACTTCACCCGGTACACGCCGAACGTGAGCGGGTCGACCATCGTGCGGCAGTTCAACACGGACCTGAAGAGCCGCGTGATCTACAACGTGATCGACAAGCTCGCGACGGACTTCGGCGAAGTCGAGCTGATGTTGAGCGCGTTCCTCTACCGCGCGCCGGCCTCCGGCGCGGCGACGGCGAAGACGACCCGCAGCGGGCTCTTCCTGGACCCGGACATGCACAGCATCGCGTACATGCGCATGCCGCGCATCATGGACCTGCAGGACGAGGGTGGCGGTCCGCGCAGCATCGTGGACACGATCTTCGGGCTGATCAAGTGGACGCCCATCGGCGACATGAAGATGGACATCAGCGCGGACGCGTAAGCGAACCGGCGGGCCCGGCCACCGGCCGGGCCCGCAACGCAAGGCGGCAAGTGACGTACAAGGACCAAAACGACGTAAAGGACAAGAAGCGATGAAGATTCAGAAACAGATGATGATGGCGATGGTTGCCGCGGCGCTGGCGCTTGCGGCGGTGCCGGCGGCGAAGGCGTACACGTGGGGCCCGATCAGCAGCCAGGAGGCGGCGCAGTGGGGAGGCAACTACCTTTTCACCTGGACGCACAACGACCTGACCAACACGACGACCAACGCGACGCAGACGTTTACTCTCCCCGTGGTGAGCAATTCGTCCGTGGAGCTTGCGGTGTTCGTGCTGGATGAGGCCTGCGACAGCGGGGACACGAACTACACCGGATCGACGCTGCTGCATATCGGCGACGGCACGGACGCGGACCTGTATCTCACCTCGACGGAGTTGAACGTCGACGGGACGGAGATCTGGTTCAAGCTGCCGCCGGTCAACAGCAACACGGTGACGCTCACGCTGCAGACGGGCGTGCACACGAACGACGCGCGCGCCGTGGTGACGAACGCCACGCTCACCGTGGCGGAGGCGCTGCTGGGCGGGAAGGTGTACACGGTGGACGACACGGTGGACGTGGTCTTCACGCCCAACGCGGAAGAGAGCGTCAGCGCGCTGAGCAACGGCGCCGGGCGCGCCTATTTCCGAATTCGCCAGCGTTTCTAGGACGGCGACCCGAGACGAGTGCAGAACACGAGGGGCGCCGGCTACACGACCGGCGCCCCTTGTCTTGAAGGCAGGCAAGGACATGGTGTCACCCATCCAGGAAACCGGAAGCGGCTACGAGCTGGAGCTTGACGACGAGGCGCTGAAGGCGCTGGCGGATTACGAGCTCGCGGAGCTGAAGATGGCGGAGCGCCAGCAGATCGAGGCGGCTGCGCGCAACGGGGAGCGGAGGCTTCTGGATTTCGGCGAGGTGAAGATGCAGGTGCATCCAGCATTCTACTGGTTCTGGGCGAACCGCCTGGGAAGGGACTGCTGGAAGGATGCGCAGTTTGTGAAGGAGTTCCTGCGCGACAATCCGGCGTGCCGGATCAGGAGCAGGTCGGAGACGACCACGGTGGTGAATGCGTGGGGTCCGGACCGGAACCGCGCGAAGTTCACGAAGACGTACGCGGAAACGACCAAGGCGGCGTAGGAAACCATGCGAACGGTCACATTCAGGAGCGTGCTGCACAGCATCGCGCGGATGATGGGAATGGATCCGGCGAAGGACCTTTCCGAGGAGCTGGCGAACGCCTACGCGATGTTTATGACGCTGCGCGCGCGCGAGGCGCACGAGCACGATTTCTGGAATGACCTGATGGTGGTGGAGCAGCGCGCGTACCGGCAGAGCTGGGAAGCGAGCACGGCCTACGCGATCGGCGACGAGGTCTTCAACGAAGAGGACGAGCTTTACTACACGGCGGTGGCGGCAAGCACGGGCGAGCAGCCGGACCTGGACACGGCGGGCACGTACTGGGAGGAGCTGACGGAGGATTTCAACAGGTATATCCCGTTTGCTCCGCCGGCCGGGACAACGGGGCTCAAGACCATTGCGCATGTGGAATATGTCTGCAAGCGCGACCCGCGACTGAACGACGACCCGTACACGGTCCCGCACTGGATCAGCCAGGACGGGGTGCAGATGTATGCCGGCGCGCCAGCGTGGCCGTTTGTGAGGTTCCGGACGCCTGCGCCGCGGTTCACGGCGACGCCGTGGAACAACACGACGAGCTACGCGGTCGGCGACCGCGCCTACTACACCACGACCGGCGAGGTCTACGAGTGTCTGGTGGCGCACGACAACCAGGCGCCGACGACGGACGGGACGTGGGTGAAGGTGGATTTTCCGGCAGTCTACGAGACATTTGTGGTGCTGGCGGCCTATGCGGACGCGCTCAAGGACGACGGCCAGCTTGAGAAGGCGGAGGCGGTGCTGGGCGAAACGGACAGCCCGCGCCACGGGACGGCGTTTTGGGAGCTGCAGCGCCTGCACGATGTGGAGATGGGGCAGCAGGGGCTGACCATGAGGGCAACGGTAGTTGGTCGCTGACGGCGGAAGAGGAGAACGCGGATGTACAACGACAGAATTGTGAACCTTGAAAACGAAGTGAAGCCCACGCCGGACCGGTTGCAGCAGCAGCTTGCGCTGACAGCCGGGGCGCTGGCGTTTGGCACGCTGAGCCCGAAGACCACCCATGTACTGGTGAGCGTGGACACGGCCAACGTGCGCGTGACCTTTGACGGATCGACGCCGGACGCGAACACGGGGCACCTGCTCACGGCGCCGTACATCGGCATGTGGAGCGCGGCCCGGGCGAAGGCGGCGAAGTTCATCAAGACCGGAAGCAATGCGGTCGCGGTCGGCACGGAGTTTTACCTGGGATGAGCAGGAACCGGCACATGAGCACCCGCCTGCGCCTCGTCGGCTACGGGGTGGCGAGCTGGCTGTTTTGTATGGCGCAAAGCAGCCAAGCGCAGTGGACGAACCCGAACCCGACGGGCGCGGTGAGCGTGGCCGTTATGGTCGGGACCAACGGCGCGGCCCACACACCGAAGACGCTGAGCGGATTCCTGCAGGTGGGTGCGGACCGTTTCGTGGCGGTGGAAATCCAGCTTGGCGGCGAGATGATCGACAACTGGGACGACCTGGCCGGGGCGAGCTTTCTCAACCTGGGGCAGTACGTCACCGGGGCATCGAGCATTACGGCGCCGGGGGCTCCTTATGCGAACGTGCTGCAGAGCGGAAGCGCGCAGACGTTCACCTTCGCGCGGATCAAAGGGAGCGGCGGCATCACGGCATCCAACGCGGCCGATGGAAACATCTACATCGACGGCGGGGTGACGAGCAGCGTGGAGGCGCTTTTCCCGCGGCAGACGGTCGACGTGACGCGGATCTATTACCGGAGCCTCGTGTCGCCGTACAACATGACCTGGTTCGACACGCCGGGCAGCACGAGCGGGTACTTCTTCATCGACGGGACCACGCCGGTTTTCCGGTCGACAGTGCCGGTGGGCGACGCGACCAACGCGGCGCTCTTCAATGCGCAGGGGCCCGGGTACTACCTGGACTTTGCCAACCATACCAACTTCTGGATCTATGACGACGGGCAACTGGATGCGGCCGACCTGGCCGGCATCGAGGCGGGCGTCAATGCGGACTGGGAATTTGTGTGGCGGACGAACAACGGCGTATCGCAGCTCGTCGCGCGGCTTAACCTGGCAGGCGGAAGCAACGACCTGGGGCGGCTGAACAGCTCCAACCGGTGGACGGAGTTCAACCAGTTCGAGGACAACGCTTACTTCGAGGGCATGCTGATCCGGAGTGGGCAGGGCGTGAGCATCGCGGACGGGGCCACGGTCGGGACGACGGCGAGCAACGTGGTGGCCAGCGGCCAGCAATCCACGGCGGCGGGCGGCTACCAGAACACGGCGGGCGGTACGCGGTCGACCGTGAGTGGCGGCGCAGGCAGCACGGCGGGCGGGTCCGGGGCGACGATTGCCGGCGGCGTCAACCACACGGCGGGGGACTACAGCGCGGTGGGCGGCGGCGACGACATTGACATCAGCGGCCAGTGGAGCGCAGCGCCTGGCGGGTTGGATTTCGAGATTTCGGCCAATGGCTCCTTCGGGTTCGGGCGCTACTTTGCGCTGACCAACAGCGACAGCGCGGCATTCATCTGGGGCGACGTACAGACGAGCAAGCTGCAGTCAGTGCGGCCCCGCAGCGTGCTGTTCCTCTGGGATGGGACCAACCGCGGGACGATGGGCATCAACACGGCGAGCCCGACGCAGGCGCTGGAAGTGGTGGGCACTGTCAAGGCAACGGCTTTCGAGGGCAGCGCGGCGCTATTGACGGATGTGCCGGCTGGGTCGACGGCGGTGATTAGGGTGCAGACGCCATTCGCGACCAACGGCGCGACGATGGTGATGGAATTCGTGCCGGGCGCGACGGGCACTTATCTGGAGGTGGCGGGGACCACATCGCGGCTGCACGTGACGGAGGGCGGTGGCGGGTCCGGCGGTGGCGGGTC